TTAATCTTCTTTTCCAATCTGTTTCATAATCTGGTCTGCATATGTGCTTAATCCTGCAACCAGAATGCCTTGCACAATTGATGTAAATGTTGCGAGCGCAATCTCCTGACTATTGCCAATTGATGTATTGGCAAATACCCAAATCGCACAAAGGACAATTCCAATCCCACCTAAAATCATAGGAATGTATTTATCCTTAATCGCATCAGCCTTTTTCAGCCATGTGCCAATAAAATAAAGAACCAGAGCAACGACAACAAGCTCTGGCTTCACGTAGTTCATGATTTGTTCCATTTAGTCTTTATCTCCTTTATTTTTCAAATGAAGAGCCTTAATTTCTTCATACAATTTCGTGCCAGTTCCATTCCCACCAAGCGCATGATATGCTTCGTACATGTCGCAAAAATTCTCATATGCATAAGATGGTATGTATCCAAGCTCTACATATTTGTCATGGTATTCATACAATCCTATTTTTAATAACGCTTTTGTTCCATCGCAATTAGCATTTCTTTTTTTGTACTCTTCTTGAATACGTTCATCACGCGCCTTTGCATCATTGATTTGCTTTTGCTTCTGCTCTTTTAGAAGCCAAACGATATAACCGAGAATGATTGGGAGCACGATTAAATACGTTTGGTACAGTAAGTTAATCATTGCATTATCCTCTCTTAAATAATTATTAAGGATGCTATGGTCTGTCTCGAATAGCCCTGTCAATCAACCTCCAATCTAAAATAATTTGTAATGTGGAATCTTCTCGCCCCACAAGAGGTGTCGAATATAATCATCAAGCACAACTGCGACAGCTGATAAGAAAAACCATATTGCAGTAAATGGCAAGCATATCTGCCCCAGTAAATTGAAAGGCATATTACTGTAATCCCATACATGCCAACCAAGCCATAGATTCACAATGCAACCACATGTAAACTCCAATGAAGTGATCACAAGCGCTCCTATCAACATCTGCTTTGCCAATGGCATTTTCTTGTATTTCTCATTGATGAACCCAATCAAAAAGAACGCCAGCCCACCAACAATAAACATCGACCAGTGAGTGCGTCCTCTTACGGTTAATTCGATTAATACATATAGCAGACCACCAATCCAAAATAGAATCAATGGTCTTAATTGCTTCATGACTTCTGAGCCAACATAGCTTTTAGTGGCTCAGACTGATAGGCTTCCGGAATACCTGTGCCGTAGGTAATCCGTCCAACATCTTCCTTGCTTTCCAGTGAGCGGATGTAAATTCTGAGATCGCGAAAATACGTGATATGCCACGTAACAAATGTCATTGCTGTGGCTGTGATTTTTGCCATATCTGCATTACTGTAAAACTTGCAATGCTTTGTTTCGTCAGAAGTATGCCACGGGATATTCTCTTCACCGGAAGCAACCTGTGTCTGCAACCCAACAAGGCTCGTCTGGTCGTGGTCGGTTAATGAAAAATGCTCCACAGAGCCATCAGACAGAGTGACATCAACGCCACTTTGAATAGCATCTTGCTGAGCTTTATTCATCTCTGCAACTTTAGTTTCTTTCACTTCATCAAGTGTCGGTTCAGGCTCAGGTATTGGTTCAGGCTCAACAGGCTCAACATACACGCTACCATCGTTGGAAAGAATGTAGCTGTCCTCATTCTCTTTGTACAAGGTCTTGAATCCATCATACTTTCCAAAGACGCTTCCAGCATCATTCAACAGGTGAAAACCGGACAAGTTCACCTCTGCACCGGAAATCTGGATCAGATGCTCTCCTAGTTTCTTCACAGACGCTTCTACCGTGTCTGTATTATCAAGAAATAACACATGCATAGGTTATTCCTCCTTTCAATAAAATAAGAGCCACAAGGCTCAAATAAATGGTTTACAGTTACTTAACTAAATAGCAATAAAAAAGTGGAATGTTTCAGCAAAACTGTAGCGACCGATACGAATATACTTGTTGACTTCTCACCAGAAGTAAATCAAATAATAAAAAACGGTGGAAAAATTATCTCTGCAATCCCTGGCACTACAACAAATTCTAACAATGCATTGGTGTACGGAAAAGTCGCAACCCAAGCATCGTCAAACTGGTCAGAAGTATATGTCAGGTGCAATAGCAATTATTATTCCGGATTGGGCGGAACAACTACACTTACATTATTAGTCGTCTATGAATAAGTCGGAACTCCATATATAGCTGTTACACGTTTGGCTGCTAAATTTGGATGGCCGGAGTTAAACTTATGGTCAGCATAATATGAAAGGATATTTATGTTAGTAGCAGTATTTATTGTTAACTTTATTGTAACTGTAACAATTGTATTTGAATTACTGGCGTATCCATATCCAGTTAGATACTTATTTTTGTCTTTTCGGATTAGAATTGGTGATGCGATACCATCTTCAGTTTCAATGTATATCCAGCGAAAATTATATATTGAATCTGATAGTTCCACATTTTCATTTATAACAGATCCGCTCCATAATGTTTTATCAGTATTAAAATTTTTTATTTTGCTATTTAGTTCTTTAACTACCTGCGCGTCAACAAAAAATCCAGGCTCTGTTACAAGGTCGATTTCATCCAAAGTTACCAGCTTATTTGCATAGATGCTATTGATCGCTTCACGTTCTTCATTAACCTCTTTTGCCCCGTATGAACTTCCGACTTGGCTATATGCTGTTGAATCCTGGAAAGATACAGTGCCGTCAGGGTTATTCACTTGCGTGTACTTTCGCTTGCTATTTTGGCTCGCCAGAATATCGTCTTTAAAATCTGTGCTTAATGGTGTATATGTTGCCATTTCTATTCCTCCTTATATTCTAATACAGGACATCTGCCCCAATCTGAAACTTAATCTATGCTTCATAGCTTCTTGCCGACTAAAGCCGTTATATAGCTTCAAACATGCGCTTTCCAAACGGTTGAAATCCTCAAAAGTCGGGGTTCTGTTATTTGCATACCAATTTTTATGCTCTCCATCGTAAAATGCATAAGTGTTATTCTTGAGAGATTCAAGATTATCTTCCATAGCATTAAATTCTTCTGCATACGGAAAATCTGAATACCCCTCTTTGTCAACACCCATTTCGGTGAACGGGAAATTGATATACAGCTTAAGCGCCTGTTCCCGGAGGTAAGCTATGTTGTTTTTGATTCGGTTGTAATCTGTGTAATTGAAATAATCATTTACAGTCCAATCAGTTTTAGGTTCTTGCCACACACTCTTTCCTCCTTGTAATTAATCCACCACCAAGTAATCCGGCATTGAATGTAATCTGCGATTCCTCAACGATTGTTTTCAAATCAGGGTCATACTTATTTTCCTGTCCAATCGTGTCACCACAATCAATTGCTGGCTCTCCACGGTAATCAAGCTCGTATTGGATTCCAGACGCAAAGTAATCAGCCAGCCACGCTGTTACAAGCTTACCGTGTTCAGCATTGGATATTAATGGATTCTGCCATTCTTTATCCGTTCCACGGTTATTTATCGTCTGAACTGTATATGCAGTAGATACGTTGTATTTATAGCCTTTCACAGCTATCTTAATTTCTTCACCTACCGATACACCGGAGATTGCAAGCTCAACGTAGTATGCGCCAGAAGATTTGATTTCTATGGATTGTCCACTCTTAGCTTCTTCAATGATTGCCCTGTAACCATAACAAGCATCTGTCATGTAGTATATTGCGTTATTACCATCGTACACGAGTGTTTCTGACGTAAGGTCATCTTCCACATTTGATTTTGAATAAAGGTATCTTGCAACCTTAACATTCTTGATTTTATCAAGCTGTGTTCCCACCGGCGTAGAGTATAAATCATCGTATTCAAGCTTATACGCCGTCTCAGAACCAAGCGAAATATAGTTCACATGAATACGGTTATGTGGCTCTGTTTCCACAAACTCAATCTCGATTTTGTCATACTCAGCAAAATCGTATTGAATCTCAAAGTTCTCAGCGATTCCAGACTGAATTGTGACCGTATCATGCAGTACATTATCTGAGTAGGTCCGTATCACGAATTTCTTCGGAAGATTCTTTCCAAACTCAATATAGATTCCGTATGCTTTATACTTCGCTTCTAGCGTTCGTGTGATGATTGGGTTTTTAGCAAATAATCCATTCTCGTCACTCACGGCCAAACTAACATATCCAGTATTTTGTATACTGGACTTTGGAAGAAATACCATTTTCCCGTCAGCAAGCCACCGGTTATTTTCATATGTCGCAAAATCTGTTTTTGCTGTCTGAGTATCAATACTCGACACATCGGAATAATCCGTTGTTCCATTGGAAGTCGTCTCACACTCCGGCCGGAATAACGAATGAATACGAATACGTCCATATCTGTCGTAATCAAGCACACATCTTCCGGCATTTGCAATAATCTGCAATGCCTCTTTGTGTCGGACATTTGGAAGTGGATTGTAAACAGTAATTTTTTTCAAATATGTGTCCAAATAATAATCTTCCTGTGCAACTCCTGCATCTTCCAGTACAAGAACCGCTAAATCATACAAGGTAATTCCAGTTTCGTAATACTGCCCTTTGTAGTAATCATCACTGAGGAATTTTAGTACATCGACAGCCTTAATCGTTGCTTTTTCATCTGATGCGCTCCATTCGTACACATAGAGAGAGTGCATCTGCAACCATTCCACTTTGCCATTATCCAGCATATAACCAATTACAACGTTCATTCGCTGTCCACTTTCCAAGAAGTTGATCTCTGATGCCGGATTATCTACGTTGAATATCTGTTCATCATTATTAAGCGTTATGCTAAATTCTGATTCCGGTAAATCATCATTGATTGCAGATAAGCTTGTCTTACTATTTGCTTCTAAAATCCATTCATCGTCATATTCAAGTCCAAGTCCGAACTGAATATAATCAATTCTGACGCGATTATTTGGAACACTCATTTCCGTAACAACCAATTCGATAGATGCCGTATTGCTGAATACAGTATCTGTTTTAAATACCTGAGCATTATTTTCAAACGCAACCGATGTTCCATCATCAGTCATTGCAGAAAACTTAGTTGGATAATTTTCACCAAATTGAATAGTCAATCCTTTAATATCGGATTTTCCATATCCAAATACGAACTTTATATGCAATTCATTGTTGAATAAGCTCGTACATGTGTATCCATCTTTCCAGTAGGAAGTGTTATCTTTTGGCAGGAAATACATGGTGCCGTCTGCTCGAAACATATTCTGTTCATAAGTCGCATATCGTTTGACTGTATGCTGATTGAATAATGTACTTGGGTCTGAGAAACCGTTATAATCTGTATTTTCCAATGATGCAGATTGCTGTGCTTCTTGATTAATCAATCCTAGCTGTACTTTCATGAAAGACTGTTCACGAATCGGACGCTTCATGGAATCTTTATACTCTTGAGATGTCTGATACATGTCTACCACCCCGAATCAATAATATTGACTTTGCAATTAATGTATGCAATCGGAATACCGTTTTTATCGTATTTGAACACGTCTGCCGACCTATCACCTGGATACATCGTGAGTGTTCTCCAACAGTTGTTTACCATATCCCAAAATTGCACGCTGGAAAAGAAATGCTTATCAAATTCCTGTAGCATACTTGACCATGTTTCGGCATCAAGATACGGCCATTCAAGGTTGTTGATTTTATAATTGTCTCTGCCAATCTTCTGTCCCACAACCTTGTTGTTCGCATTCCTAGCAGCATCAACAGCCGTTGTTACTATCATGTTGGGATAGCGTTTCGGCGCTGGAAAAGGCTTTCCATTCACCCTTATAAAATTGGATATATGTCTTGCTGCCCTTTCCTACACCTCCTAAGCTGGACTAAAAGAAAAGCCCGTATTGCTACGTGCTTTTGAAATCTGTTTGTCTACTCGTTTACTATCCATATTTACGCTGACTTCTTTCTTGAGAAGCGCTTTCTGATTTGCAATTACTTCTCTTAGAAGCATATTTGTTTCATCGTTTGCATGTTCAACACCAGCACTGATTCCAGAAATAATCTGATTATTATTGGCTACCACATGCTGATTTCCGATGTTTCCAATGTACTCAGAACCAAATCCATGTTCATTGGCTACATATATTTCACCACTCTTCGGAATACCACCATTTTCATATCCCTTGTATCCCCTAGCTGTCCAGCCGTTGTACAAACTTCCATATCTCTTTACCGTGTAATTGATTGCAGCTATCATGTTTGATAATGGGTCGTAGATATTGGTATTGTATCCAGCCATCGCATTCGCATGGAATGTTGGGTCAATGACCTGCATCAGTCCTTTTGATGGAGTTCCACGCTTCGCATTGATATCCCAGTTATTAATTGCATTCGGATTTCCACCAGACTCATGTTGCATCTGAGTGAGCAATGCATTCAAATTTGATTCGCTGAACTGATTTGTAAGCTCAAGAGCTTTCTTTGCCAGGTCTCGCCACTGTTCAACACCAGCACTTGCCTTGTAATCAACTTTTGGAATTAGGACACTGAATACGCTTTTGATTTTATTCAAAATCGCATCGAACGTCTTATCAACCATTCCCTTACCAATTCTTGACCAAGGTTCAAACATGCCTGAAATGTCGGTGAATTTATCAATCGCAATCTTTACAATTGATTCAGGGTCTTGAATGTAATCCATGACATTTCCAGTGAATTTTTTAACTGCGCTCCAAGCGTCTCCAAAGAAATCACCAATTCCCCTTGCAAAATGTGGCTTATTACCCATTAATGCTTTTGTCTGCTCTGCCGGCATAATCTTTGTTCCCTTTTGCAATGGTAGCATTACATTTCTACCCTCAGGGATAAATGCTCTTCCAGTTGGAGGCATAATCAGTTCTTTGTAAACAGAACCCGGCTGATCGTTGACGATACCTAATGTATTCTTCGCAAGTCCATCTGTACCATTAGCAAAGTGAACTCCTGCCCACTCGCTTAAATTTCCAGTAGAACCAACTTTATCAAGTACCCAGTTAACACCCTTGATTACGCCGTTTACCAATGACTTAATAGGCTTAAATGCGTTCTCAGCAATCCCTTTGAAGAATTGTCCAAGTCCGCTCCAAATGCTTTTTACCGAGTCATAAGCTTTTTGAAAACCGCTTCGGAAAAACTCAGGAACCCCGGAAAATACTTTTTTAATTTCTGAATATCTATCAGAAAACCAAGAGCCTACGAACTTCCATGCAGTTTGAGCTAAATCTTTTGCCAATGTGAATTTTCCTTGTATCCATGTTGGAAATTCAACAACTGCTGCTTCTATTCCACTTATGCAATCTGCAAAAAAGCTCTTTGCAGCTGACCATGCGTTTTGAATCGTTTGCCATACACTCACTAACTCGTTACCTACAAAAATTCCAAAATCACGGAACCTCGCAAATTGACTTATTGCCCCATCAATAATATTGGTAAAAGCCATAAGTGGATTTGCGTTAGCCAAAAGCTTGAATGCCAAATCAGTAATATCGGAAATCCATTTAATTTCTGAAATATTAACATTATCAACGCCACAAATCTTATCAACAATTCCCTGCGCGATTCCAAGTACAAAATCTTTCGGGAAATCCGTTGCTGCCTCAGCAAGTGCTTTAACAAATTTTGATAAATCCCAAGCTAATCCAGCCCAATCAATACCACATATGAAATCAACAAGCTTCTGTCCGATATCCTTGAATGTTTCATCTTTTTGAAGTTTTTTAATTGCAGCTGTCATTGCCTTAAGGATACCTTTTGCGAAATTACTTAATGTTTCACCCGTCAATTTAGCATCCCAGTTCTCAAAAAATCCTTTCAGACTAGATGCTAAAGATGCACCCAAATTCACCCAATCGAAATTAACTGCGAATGCATTTGCGAAATGAAATGCCGTGTTGATTGAATTTGCAAGAGTAGCGCCTAAATCATAAAACAATCTTGGCGAAATCAAGCCGTTAAGGAATGTGGCTAAATCTTTACCGAAATTTTCAGCTTTCTTGTAAACAGAATGCCAGTCAATTGATTCTAATACGCCACATAATTTCATGTTCAGCATTCTTCCGATTTTAGTAAAATCAGATTTAGCTACAGAATCTTCAAACATTTTCGCAAGGTCTTTCATGGAATTTGGAACTTCAATCGTTTCAAACATGTCTGAAATTGCTGGTTCATTGTTAGAACCACCACCGCCAGTTCCACCGGATCCACTACTTCCACTTCCCGAACCATTATCTGTGTTTGGCTGAATAACATTCAGCTCATCAATTCCAAGTGTATAATTAGCTAAATCCTTAACTGCTTTTGCAGTGTCCTTAACTGCCTTGCCTGTATTTCCAGCACTCTTTGTCGCTGTATCTAATCCGGAAGCATAATCTTTCCAAGCCTTTTTAGCCTGTACAACAAATCCTTTTCCGGTTAATGCAGCCATAAACTGTCCGACCTTATTTATTGCTCCAGCCAACATATCAATAAACGCTGACACATAAGGAGCAACTACATTTGCAATAGGAGCAAACGCGACAGCCCAGGCATTCTTCAGATAAAGTAAAGACGAAACCATGCTCGAAATGCTCTTGTTGTATTCAGAACTATATTGAGCCAAGTTATCTGAACCCTCTTTAATAGCATTCTTGATTTGACTAATCATTCCAAATACAGAGGAAAACATAATGGAAGAGCCAATCATGCGTCCTAATGACATTCCACGATTATTTCCACCATCCTCAGATAAAGCAGATTTTAATGACTTTATCGGATGTAATGCGCTAGAAGCCATTTTCTTTGCATTCCGCATAGCTTTTGTGACATCATCGAATTGCTTCTTAATATTATTGATATTTTTAGGAAAACCTTTAATGCCGTTCAAAGCACGTTCGAATAGGGTTAGTTCCTTTCGTGCTTTTCTCAGGTTTTCGCCTGTTGCCTTTGCCTGTTCATTACCAAGCTCAGCTTTTCCGCGGTTTTTCATCTCTGCATCATACTGTTTCTTAGCAGCTGTTATTGTTGCCAATTCCTGAGCTACTTTATCGTATTCAAAATCATATTGTGAAAATCCCTTTAAAGACAAATCGGATAGTTCGGCTTTCAACTGTTTTATCTGACTTTCAAATGTGCCTACAGATTTAGATGCAGAATCAGCTCCATTTTTTATATTTGTAAATCCATGGTTGTCAACCCATTTATCAACGTCAGCTTGTGCTTCTTCTGAAGACTGCATTTGATAAGGGACAAATGATTCTGGAAGCTTTCTCTTAGAAGCATAAGCGTCACCCTCAATAAAATCCCCATAATTGTCATTGCCCCTGTTAATTTTTACATTTGAGGTTGCCTTTTTCTGAGCTTCCAGTAATCGTCCTAATGCTTCCGTAGCATCGTCAGCAGCATTTTCATATTGGTTCAATTGCATGATGTTCTTGTACCAACTCTCGCCACCGAGCACGTCAGTACCAGCAAGTGAAATTTTGTCGGACATTGATTGCTTAAGACGGTTATAAGCGCTTTCGTTCTTCTTAATTTCTTTTCGAAGTTCCTCGGAACCCATTTTCGAAAAATCTATATCAAGTTTAGAATCCTTGAACTGCTTCTGAAGCTCTTTCAGCTCTTTTGCTGGATATTTTAAATCAGAACGACTTTGTTTTTGCGCTTCTGTTCTTCCACCTCTTCTAATATCATCAACAAGCGTTCTTGCACGTTCAAGACCAGAAGTGTCCATTCCTGCACCAAGTAATTCAGAAAAAGACTTTCCAGCATCTTCAAATTCTTTCAGTGATCGTCCGAAACTTCCTGCTTTTTCCTTCGCTTTTTTGATTCCAGCTGTAATATCTTCAATGCCACCGATTACAGACTCATACGCATCATCTTCCAACCATTCTGGTTTATAATAAGAATTGCTAGTCTTATAAAACTCTTTTAAGGCATTCTCCATTTGGTAGAATTCATCTTCTACGCTATAAGCTTCTTTCAGAATTGACGGGAATTGCTTTTGTAATTCTTGATAGAAGGAATCTAACTCAATCCCATTTCTGCTAGAAATTTTCTGCTTTAAAAGTGGTGAGCGTTCTCTATAAGAATCACCAAGAGATTTTGCAGTCTCAGGAGAAATTTTGATTTTACTGCTTTTCTTTATCCACTCATAAAGTTTCTGGTAATCATCTGCCGTAGTTCTTGCAATTTGACCGTTTTTAGCTGTAAGCTTACCAAGTGCTTCAATATCATTAGAAAGTCCTTTATACGGCTTACCAGCACCATCAGAGATACCCTTAGAAATCTTATTTGTAAGACTTTTGACTTGATTTTGAACATCAGCTCCGGCAAGGCTAAGATTGAAGTTTTTGATAAGGTCATCAGCCAATTTCTTACCAGAAGTTTTCGCTGCTTTGCTCATAGCGTCTCCGGCAAACAACTTATCAACATCGATTCCCTTAAGAGATACAGAGCCTTGAGCTATTAACATGCATCGTTCAAGAGATTCGGCAACCTTATTAATTTTCTTTTCAAGCAAAGTCATTGCGCGATTAGCTTTATTCGCTTCCGCTTCAACAACTATTTCCAAGCTATCTACTTCATTCTCTGCCCTTGATATCACCTGCCTCTCTGATTATTAAACGCTTTCGCCCAAGCACTGAATTCAATCGATGCTATTTCTGTATTCTCAGCAATTATTTCTTCTTCGCTCCGTTCGTCAACAATATCATCCTTAAAGAATATGTGCTTTTCCGGATATGAACTGTTTTTATTCACTACTTGTCCAATGGCTCTTAATACATATGCACCAGTCATCCAAGACGTAAAATCAGCCATTTGCAATTGCTTCTTTTCCTGCTTTTCTTTTTCATCGCGGTATACAAGCAACGCCTTTGGAGACATCTTTAAAAATTCTGAATACCCGATACCGCAATAAGCAGCCATTGGAAGCCAATAATCGTAAATGAATTGCGTGCAACTACTAAATCGGATTACTCGTCCACTTCCACGTTCTGCTCGTCTGTTTCCGTTTTCGCTTTCGTGCCTTTCTTCTTCGGCTCTGCTACTCCCAGAACCTTTCGGAAAAAAGCTGACTCAGCTACAGCCTCATAGAATGAACGAACGATATCTTTTACATCTCCACCGCATAAAACGTGCTGTTCAACCAGTTCTTCTGCGCCAGTTCTATCAAGACCTGTAGCAACGCATGTAAATCCCATTGCAATCAACATGTACTGATTCTTAGCAAAAGCATCCGTAATTGAAAATCCCTGCTCTTCCATGTGTGTGAAGTCTCCAAATTTCATTTCTCCGACTTTGTACGTTTTTCCATTAATTTTTACATTTACCATATTGGCTATCTCCTTTTTCTTAAAATAAAAAGTAAGGAAACCATTGACGGCTCCCCTACCATAAAATTATCTTACCTGTCTACGCAAACTGTGTAGCAGCATCTTTGTTGTAAACCTCTGTTGATGGCATGATTGAAATAGTCATCTCTCTCAAGCCATTTACAGCACCCTCGTTAATAAATACGCTGTGCTGACCTTTCCAGCAATACTTTCCGTCTGCTCCGTCTTTACCGAAGTCAAGCTCATAAATCTGTTCTTTATCAGAACTTGCTTTGATCTCATCGAATTTCTCTTTGTCATAGTTCGCTGTGAACTGCATAGCACTCATAGACTGAACGCCTGGAGCAAATGTCTGCATTTTATCTTCCATATCCGTTGTCTCAATGCTTTCCGGCTCACCACCCAACTGAGGGTAGCTCTTAATTTTGCATAACTGAGTTAATGCTGAGGCTGTAGTACCTGCCTTAAGTACGGTATTAATTGTACTCATTCCTGCTGACATGTTTACCATCCTTTCTACCGCTAACTAATGCGGTTAGCGAATACCTCTGTCGGTATCCGGTGCAAATAATAGGAAGCCTTAAGCTCCCCTTGTTTCAAATTTCTCTATTTCACCGACTGATGTTACGATTCGATTGAATCTTGCCACCATTCGATATAGACTTGTGTCTGCTGCGTTTGTAATGGATTGTGGTCCGTATGTGCGAACGTAACCCATTTTTCTCATTGCATCGCAACACATATTAGCAATCTTTTTTGCTTCTGTAATGCTATCACTTGAATAGCACTGAATCTCAATCACGGATTTTACGGCATTTTCCGAATTTTCCAAATCAATAGATGAATCTGCATTATCAATCTGAATGACTGATACAGCTGGGAACTTGGCTTTGGATTTATCCTCACCGCTGGAGACGTTCTTACAAACATCATTGATATACGTTTTTACATTGGTAAATACTCTGTTTGATACATCAATCCTCGCCAAATACCCTCCTAGCAATGCGTGTAATCGTTTCCGTGTTCATTATAGCTGATGCAGTATTGTACATGAATGGTCTGGACGGCATACCTTTTGTCCAATGCCATTTGCCATTCTTGAAATAGAACCAGCCTTTTTCTCCATGTTCATTCACATCATAGCGCCAGCCTACTATTGAAATATCTGGGTGAGGATTATCCTTTCCAACAATTCCTGTACCAAACTCAACGAATTTCGCCCACGGACATGCTGTATAGATATGATATGAAGCACCATTAACAATAACGTCTCCGGGCTTTATATTCATGCTATTAAGCAATTCTCCGGTATAAATAGCATCTTCACTGAGGATATTTGCTTTCGCAATTGCAACGCCCTCTTCGGCAAGCTGACGCGTAAATTCATCACATTTTTTCTGCAATTCCAGCCGATACTTGCGAATATCATCAGCCAACTGTCGGAATCCTCTAGCAGATAAGTTCGTTGTGTATTTAGGCATTTTTCTTCCTCGCTTTCAAGGCAACTACCAACTGGTTCAGTCCATCTGCAATACCGGCAACCGTGTAATCGGCTGTTTTCCAGTCAAATGAATTGTCTGAGTCGATAATCGGCATTGAGCCACACCAAATCAATGATTCTTCCGTGACAGGAAGATTCTGAGTTGTGGAAATCGAACGTGTATAGTCCAAATTCGTTCCAAACACATCAGCATAAGCATTTCCCTTTCCGGGACTTACACTTGCCATAAACGGAATTGGAATTCCATAAACAGGCTTTGTATCACCCGTTTCATCTCCATTTTCGTCAAGAACCGGCTCATTTCCAAGCAAATTGGAATACCATAATTTCCGTGAATTTTTCTTACAGTCTCTCATTTATACGCCACCCTCCACCATTAATGCGTATCCCTGCAACCATTCCGGGAAAACACCGATTTGGTCACGCACAATCTTCTTTCCACTTAACCCAGTGGACGGGAGATAATTGGATCACCTGACCTCTCTTAAACCAGTGTGCATATTGCAACAACTCCTTCAAGATACTTATTTCTGTCAACCCATGTACGGCTTGTACCGTTTTCACCATGAGCGCTTTGACCCTCAACACCAATCTGATTGTAGTCATATAATGCGAGATTCTTTATATTGCTATAATATCTCTCCATATCACTACAAATAAAATCATCTTCGTAATCCATTGGATAACTTCGAGCGCCTTTCACTTCTCTGTAGGCACTTTTTACTTTTGATAAAAGCATGGAACCATCCTCGCCCTGAATATCTAATTCTATTGAAAGGTCCTTAAATATTTCATTTATCAACTTATCCATGCGATCACCTTATTTCTTTACTGTTCTTGTAGTCTTTGGCTTCGGTTCTGTTGGAGTAGCTTTTTCAGCAACTTCAACTCGTTTCCAGCCACTCAGCGCGAATGCGGAAGCCTGAATCTCAGACTCCACACTCATTCTGGCACCATCTCTTTCAAATGTAATCATTATTCATCACTCCTAGCCTGCCGGATTCTGGCATACACCGATTGCATCTTTCTTCTGATTCAGGACGAAAGCATCGTAACGTACACGACCTTCTACAAGGCTACCAGAGATACCAGGTGCGTCCTCATGAATCTTGTACTCAGCAAGTTTAATTGGGGACGGCATAACAACTGGGTTAGTGATTACAAAGTTTGTGTTCTTAGGGAAGTAAGAAGCCGGTGCCTTAATGATATTAACTCCGTCAACCTCACCTACAAGTCCTGTGATAGAAAGCTGTGTAGCCATATCACCTTTCTTTGTGAATGCTTCGTCAAGTTTCAGCATATTGTAGTAACCCGGAGTTACGATACAAACTCTTCCACCTGTAGGAACTTTTGCATTGTCAAGAATCTCCTGTACAGCAAGGAATTTCTCATATGCGTTTGCTTTTGTTACAGCAACATCTTTAACAACGTGTGAAACGTCAGCTCCGGCAACCAGTTTAGCGATACGGTATGTATCAATCTCCGGGATAATAACCTCGTCAATCTGACGTCTCAGCGCAGCAGCCGCAGCCATTGTTCCCATTGTGTCATCTTCACTCTTCTTATCAATTGTGAATGTGAAGGCTCTGTCTTTGGAAAGAACCATCTCCTGAACTTCGTTCTCAAGCTCTGCCGGTGTTCCATATCTGTTAGCACCATCTGTCTTGTAGTCTCCCATTGTAGCAGTCGGTACAGAAAATACCTTTACTGTGGAAACTCCAACCCAGTCGTATGTGTAGTTTACAAGCGCAGATGTGAGTGCACCAACTTTAAATCTTTCATCCACGATCTGTGAATATTTCTCAGCGTAATTAATAGCCATTTTAAATCTCTCCTTTTACTAACTTTTTGTAATCAGCGAACACGTTCTTTTTTGCGTCCGGTTATTGCATGGAAGATTAACCGTTAAAACCTTTTAGGAATAAATCAGTCTCTTCTCCTTCGCCCTGTCCAGCATTTACTGGAGGTCTGCTCTTAAGCCATTCAGATTCAGCTGCTTTGACAGAAGCATCTTTGAACTTACTCATATTCTCAGTGACTTTCTCCATGTCATTTTCAAGCTCAGCCTTTGCAGTATCTTTTGCCATTTCAGCTGACATTCCAATAGCGAGATAACGATTTGTGGCATTGGTCATCCTAATCGTATCTTCCAGCCCTTTGACATACTTCTTATGCTCTTCCTCTGCTTCCTTTTTAGCTTCCTCTTCCTGTTCTTCAGCAGACTGCTTTTCTCTCAACTGCTTCTTTGTGTTAGCAAGTTCAGATGATGTCTTGTCAAAACTGTTTTTTAGTTTTGCGTTGTTTGCTCTTTCCTGTGCTAACTGCGCCATAAGCTCTTCTACAGTAGGCTCTTTCTCTTCTGGCTTATTATCCGGCTCTTGATTCTGCTGCACCTGTCCTTCAAGGTTTTTGTTGTCATCCATAATTTACACGTTCCTTTCTTCGCGTTTAGAGTTCTCTCTCATAGTTACATTTCGCGATTATAGACTTCTCTGTCTTTCGCGTTTGATAAGGCACTTCTCTGTGCCAAAATAAAACAGCCACATTTCTGTGACTGCAATTTCTATAAATAAATTGTTACGCATCTACAATTCACGATTTGATTTGCAGATGCCCCCAACGAGGTATCTTTGGCATGCATCATCCACGAATCACCAACACGGAAAGCCTGTCCAATCGGAATATACTTTCCATTTACCTCGGTGTGGTCTTTTCTAGTGACTTCATCAATGATTGATTCCCACCGCTTCATTGTCTTTCCGGCGTTCACAGCTTCCATATATCTAGCGTGGTTTATTGCCGTATTTACTTCGTTTTCAGCCATGAACTTTGCTCTATCCAAGGAATAGTAGTAAGGCTCATTCTTATGGGTTTTCGTGCTGTCTATGACATCGTATGTAAAGCTCTTGACGTATGTTTCTAAGTACTTATCCACGCTCGTATACTTTCTAAGCGTTTCCAAATAAGAATCTTCAATCTGCTTTCTGATAAGCTCATAATTAATTTTATTCGCTTGAGCCATTGTAAACAGAAGCGTCATTGTGACAATGAAATTTTCTTCCAGTTCTTCTGCCATCTGAATCCTTTTAGACTTTTCTTCTTCCGGAAGATTCATTTCTCCAAAATACTTCTTGAATGACATACTGCGCTCATTTTTCACAAGCGCATTCAATTCATCAAAACTAAGATTCGTGAACATCATCATCACCTGTCTTCATTCCATCAAGAATCGGCGAGTTTCCTGTCTGATCAGATAAGTCAGACATTTCTCTCTTTGATTCTGTTTGCGGAACACTCTTCTGAATTAACGATTTCTGAAACTCTTCAATCGTTTTCTTACTGTCAGCCCACGCCTGAGCTACATCAGGGAACAAATCAACCTGTTCCATTGCCACACGACCGTTTACGCCAGCTTTAATCATTGCAACCATCGAATTAACCTTTGTAGCAAGGTCATAGGTCTTATTACGAATAAATTTCGGCTTGATATCCGAAAATTCCAATGAACGAAGCGGACTATCGAATGGAATGTCATTTGTGCTCTTAATTGCAATCATCTCAAGCTCAACGATCTCTGCTTTTCCACGGCGTAAAATTTGTTCTTCCTTACAAGCACTGTTTTCGGCAGCACTCCAACCAGAAGACATATTCATAGCTGAGCCAGTTGAACCACCACCCGGGTCGGTCTGAATCGGCACATATGCTTTCTGCAAGATTGTGTTTCGCTTGCTTACAATATTTTCCTGCACTCCTTGATAATCAAATGTACTGGAAATTGCTTTCAATGTTGGAGTTCCACCGTTGCCAGTCTGCTTCGCAACAATCCATTGTCCACCTACAGGCGATTGCGTCTTTCCGCTACCATCTTTTGGTAACTCAAATCCAGTTCCAAAGAAAACTTCTTGCGTGGTTTGTGCTACACTATTTGCAAAATCAGAAACTTCAACGTTTAGCGCATTCATATCTGAAATCTGACGTTCAAAGCAACCCGTCCTGTCCGTAGCGCGATTAAATTCTACGATTGGAATTTTCTTGAATGGATTCTTTTCACCATTTCTTCTCATAAATGACCATTTATTCTTTTTAACAGTGCCATTTATGATGGTCTGCATATTCTTAATTTCATAGCGTGTATCAGGAGTGAACACGGTATAATAAGTTGTTCCATCTTCCGTTTTCCGGAAAGTAACACCTGCCAGCTTCTCTTGAAGCGCTGAGTTTCTGTAGATGCAGAATGTAAACAACGGATTCAGTGTTACGAGGTCGAACGGCGCAAGTCCATCATATGACTTTTTAATGTCAACAAATTGATAACCAATACCGTTAATTTCAACGTATCTTCCAAGCTCTTGGTCTTTTGAAAATGCGTATTCAGAATCATTCAGCTCATTCAGCATAGAAATGCCATCGTCCTGCAAGTTGTTCTGATTATCCGTAGATTTTCTAAAATCTTTATTTCCACGTTGGACGTATGTAATCGGCTGTCCCCAAACATATCCAAGCTTAAATTCCGTAATTTGGCTCGCAAGGTTATCTTGCACTCTAATATCAACTTCCTTACGAATCGTTTTCTTTCTTACAAGTGGCTGAATGCCTTTCTCATATCTCATAAGAAAAACCATTTCATTGGAATTCTGCATATGAACAATCATTGCTTTTTGCAAAACCTCAAAAATGTTTTCTTCTGTTATCTTATCAACGTCTGAATAAATCCGGCGCCTGCCAGTTAGTTCCGGATATACAAATTCTTCATTGTTGTTACTCTCAGACACCGAATTCACCTACCTTTACACAAAATAAAAAGCGCTACATGAATTAACACATAGCGCTCTTTAAGGAGACTTTTGAAACGAATTACAAGTTCTTCGATTATAATTATAGCACTCTAAAATGTGAATTGTGTGAAACCTCACTGTGACACATATTTTGAAAGCCTTTTCGATACCGTGGAGCGTTCCATGCACAAGATATCTGCAATTTCATACTGTGACAACCCGTCTTTCGTATATTCCAGGATTGCTTTATCCTCAACATCTTTCGCGTTCGCAATCATTGTGTCAATAGCCAGTTCCAACTCGTTCAATCTGCGAATGTCGTCTTGAATCTTAACTTCCATCTCACGGCATTTCTGCTCCCAGTCTTTCAATTGCGCTATTTCAAAATCTGAGCATCCGGTAACTGTGAATCCTCTCGGTTGATACGGAAATTCTGGATTAGAACCATATACCTTTCCAGAATATGCCGATGGCTGATTCGCCACATACCTTTCAAGTTTCTTCTGGTCCTTTTCAAGAAGGACTTTTAACAATTTATAGTTTGCAATATCTTTTCTTGTAATTTTCATTTCATTCCTCCTTAAACTGGACTTGAATAAATTTCTGCCGGTCTTACAAAACCAGTAGTTACAAACAGCGCAAAACTCGCTAATCCATCAGGAACGTCATCATGTGGATTTTTTCCACGGACTGAATAACTTAGTAAAAATCCCATCATCTTTCCGTAGTCTTCTTTTGGTTTATATTGCTCACGATCCTTGAAAAGAACATGTTTCTTTACCCAATCCGCATTGACGATGATTTTTGTCTCTTTGTTCGATTCAGTGTATTTCGTAGTGATATTGCACCGTCCACCCTTTTCTTCCACTAATTTGCTTACTTCTAACGCTACACGGTCGCCACCGTTATTGCTCTCGAATTGGCATTGTTGCATTCCGGTATTTACAATCAAGTCAGAAGTTCGTTCATACTGGATCCCATAATTGGAATTATCATCACATACACATTCCGTAAGGTAAAAATCATTTCCGTACTGTAGCAAGCATGGCAAGAACAAAAAGTCAGTACCTTTATTTTTCGTATCACAAATTCCCCATACAGCATCGGGTTCAGTAATCGGCAATGTAATGAATCTCCTGAGTTCTTCATCCGTATACAGAAGTCCTTCACGCTCAATAGGTTCATTCTTATACAGACATCTATAAGAGATTTCATCCATTGTAAGCTCTTGGTCGTGGAAAAACCTAACACTGAAACCATTGTATTTGTAATCAAAGTTTGATTCGCCGGTAACTGGGTCAATATCCGGAATGGCAATAAAGCGAGCCTTATCATTTCCCTCATAAATAGCAATTAATCGCCCAATCACATCATGTACGGACCATCTGGTAGCAATATGAATCTCCTTACACCCATCCATTTTTCGCTGTTTAGCATCAGTACCGTAGATTCTCCAAAGCTTGTCCAGAATGTTTTTATTCAGAGCTTCTTCAATACCACCTATCAAGTCATCACAATACAGGTATCTGTTCGCACGGACCTTACCTGCATTCTTACTTCCAACAGATGTGCACTGAATATTTGAGAAGGGTTTGTATTTATTGAAGTTAATGGTTTCTCTCTTTGCATTAGTGCTATGGAATTTTACATCAGGGAAAATCTCAGACCAGCAATACTCATCGGAGTTCGTTGTTATATCCAGAACCCCATCGTAGAACATTCGAGTAATATCACTACTATGTGAGAAAAACAAACTGAAATCATCTGGATGCCTTCCAGCAATCCATGATGCAAAGAATTTCTCAAGCGTGGTTTTTTGAGTTCCTGGAGGCATTGAAATTGATAAAATATCAAGTTTATCATCTTCCAGATCTTGCATAGACTGTATTAATCCATGCTTATTCAATTGTTTCCTTTTTGGAGAATAAAAGCGGTCCTGTTCCAATCGCTTTCGCTCAAGATAGAGCAGATAGCTGTCAAATAAATGCGGAGCTTCAAATTTCAATGCTTGCCAGTACAAATCTTCAAATCGCACGTCTTGATTCTGAATAAGCAACCTTTGAGCTGATTTCTTAACTGCTTTCGAGAGCTTAAGGCAATATTTTAGATAATCATGGTTATCCTCATACATATTCAAGCACAGTTGCATGATATTATCCCATGTACTGTATTCATTTGATGGCTGCATCTTTAATGCATTTGCTATTTTCTTATATTCTGTAAAATCCCTTTGCTCACCTCGTAATAATCAAAAAGCCAATATCTGCAATTTCTCACAAATATCGGCTCTGGCTCTTAGGCTCTGGCACTAATTATTTTTAAATTCAACAATTCCATACTTATCAATGACTTTAATTTCAGCTCCCCAGTAAGATTTCACGTATGATTGCATTCCAGAAATAATATTTCTTAGCTTTTCATTTTCAATCAATAAAGAACTCATGTCATCTTCAAGATTGGTAATTTTTCTTTTAAGTTTCTTCTTTCCCATGAATCATCACATCCTTGATTGCCGAACAATTTGTTCATGCATTCTTCTACATCTGTCCGCATTTTTACAACGAATATCTGTAAGATATGATTTTCCCCCAAAAGAGCTAACGTCCGTCTTTTCAATATCGGCTTCAAAATCTCCACATCCATCGCAATACTCTTCTAAATACAGACTAAAAGTTTTATACGTACTCATCGTTTTATCTTCCCATCCTTAATCACTGGATAATACGCTTTTTTACAGTGCTTACACCAAATCGGCGTATTCTCAATATTGGAATTTTTTTCTATCCGCTGTCCAGTCTTGTGACCGGCCGGGCAGTAATACCAACCATTAACAATCATGGTATTTATTCCTCATAAATAATATCCAACCCATAAGCAACCGCAGCATCATGTTCAATTTTACATCCTCTTGCATTCTCCCAACCTTTGCAGAAGTATGCTGCATGACACAAAGACATATTCTCTAAGGACTTAGCAAGAAAACATAATGGAATCTGAACCACTCCACGTTCTTTCATAGATTCATTGCTGTACCATTCATCTGTAAAAAGAGTATTTACAATTTCATACCCTTTTGCCTCAAGCACCTTGATCGCTCTTTCTCTTGTTTCTACGATTTCTTCATCTGTCTTTCCGCCCATTGGCTGACTTAACATTGCTTTCTTCATGATTAATCCTCCTGTTCCCATCCATCTTGAATCATTTTAGGTTTATACACATGTTCCGTATATCCTTGTCCATTGCAAAGGTCGCATTCCACATCGTAATACTCGTAATCATCGCAACATTCCCAGTACTGAGCTTTATTGCACTTCTTTGTGATTTTTCCAGTCCCACTACACTTTGGACATTTATGGATTTTATTTCCCTGTATTTCTTTTTGCAATTCTGCTAAAGTTGTATTCTCTCCATAGGTCTTACACAGCCTTACAACATCGCATATCTTCATCGTATTCTCCTCGTTCTTCCATAAGTCAACAATCAAAAGGGGTATATAGCAATATGGTTGCCATTCTTCAACAATTTCCTTTGCGTCTTCGATCGTTTTGCATATCCAAACCGGAATACCGTTCAATGCGTTCACTACCGCATACTGACAATCTTTATATTTATTCCTGGCATCTTCAATCGTCAATATATCAGCATTACACGGGATACTGTTACGACTGCATCTCAGTAAATCGAAGATTTTTGCTAAACTCATAAATCGCCTCCGCTGCTATCGGTTCTCTGCCAATGAAAGAACCATCACCACAATAAGCACTGAATGCAATATTGCCAACAGTTACATTTGAGAAAAAAGAAAATGGTATCACTCCAAGTTGTATTACTTCAAATTTCGGGATAAATTCATCCATTCCACATCGGCATACTGAATGAAATTCTAGGAATCCAGTTACTTTCTGTCCTGTTTTCTCAACATAAACCGTTAAAGGTTTGCACACTTTAATCATCATTTTTTGCTACTCCACAAACACCCAATCTTCCGCAAGCATATCTGTCTGAGACGGTGTCCATGGCACTTTATTTTTAGGCGCATAAGGATTTTCTGTCTGTAATCCAGTAGTGTTGATATATATGAACGAATGCGTCATATAATT